GTCTTTGCAGTAACGGCATTTGTATGTGCGCTTGTCGTGCTTCGCGTCGATCTCGTACAGGATGTTGCCGAACTGCATCGGGTCATTGATGTCCAGGTGTTTCTCGTCGCAGATTCTCTTCACTGCCCTGCGCGCCTTCTCGATCGGCTTCTTTAACGACTCGGCCGTCTCTTCCAGCAATACTTTGTCCATCAACTCACCCCCCACAGCTTCGCGATTTCTTCATCAAGCGCCGCGGAGTCGACCGCCCCGGGGTCAGACTCGCGCGCGCGCGTTTCTTTATTTTCTTCTTTTATTTCTTTTTTTGTTGTCTGCTTCATAATTGCGCCATAATTGCCTTGATAATTGCCGCCATAATTACCGTTGGACTGGTAAAAGTCGTATTTTTCAATGGTTAGAAGGTTGCCGTGATAATTGCCACTTCCTTGACGTTCGAGTGTCACCATGCCGTCACGCTCGAGTGCGTCCAGGAACCGTCTGACCTTCCTGTAAGACCACCCCCAACGGTCACACAAACCTTTGATCGTGTAGAGCACTTGGCCTCGTTTCTGCTCGACGATCCTGCCCATGTACGGACGCATCGCGTCCTCGTAGTTCGCCTCCATGAGCAGGTCGCACCATGCATGGAACATATCGAACGGCTTATCGTCGCATAGCCAATGGTCCGCGATTCTTTTATGAAGCAGAATCCATCCTCCCTTCATTTTCTGCCTCCCTCTAAAATGCGCATGATCTCCTTCGCCGCGTCCTCCGGTCTCACCAGCACGAACCGCACACCGTACCGACCAGCGACCGCCGTCATGGCCCTGTGCAGCTGCAGACCGGTCACGGTCATGCCGTTGCCGATCCGGATCTCCCCGAGGTCGAGCAGACTGCCTTCATGCTGTGTCTCGACCATGACGATGAGCTGACACCCTGCAGAAGCAGCCGCCTTGCACTCACGGATGAACCGGTCGCGCTCTTTTCGCGATCCGCACAGGTTGCCCGCGATCTCCTCGAGGTTTTCCTTGGTGTCGACCGAGACCTCCGGCGGCAGCGCATAGTCCCCGAACGGGAGCTTGCACCGAAGCAGATCGACCCCGAGGCTGTCGAAGCCGATGTGCTTCAGCTGGTGCTTGCCATCCTTCTGACGCGAATCTTCAATGATAGTAGCCATTAGAACGGCGTATCCTCATCCAAGGACTCATTGGTCGGCGCGGTCATATCAACCACCGCATTTGTGCGATTTGAGGCCTCCTTGCGCTTCGTGGGACGCACGGTGTAGTTGCCGTTCATGATGTCGGCTGCAGGAAGCACCTGGTCGACGACGATGCGTGTCTTCAGCTCGCCGCTGTTGCTGGTGTACTCTTCTTCGCGGGTGACGATGCCGACCCATTTGCCGACGAGCTGTTTCTCGTTCCAGTCCCACGCGAAGCCCTGGTTGCTCTGACCGACCGCCTCGATGAACGCCTTGAACATGCCCGCCGCCTTCTGCTTGTAGGACCTGAACATCGGAGCAGGCCAAAAGCCGTAGTTGTCGTAGCACTCCTTGTGAGCACCAGCCAGTTCGCCCTCTGCGTAGTCCCACTCAACGCGCAGGTACTCCTTGTCCTTCACGTCCTCGACGTAAGTGATCCGGACGATGTACCCGCCGGGGATCTCTTTGCGACCTTCGCCACGGCTCGGTGTGATGTTCTCCCAGTTGTCGATTGTTCTCATAGCATTACCTCCTCAAGGTATTTGTCGTAGGGCATCGGCCCCGTCAGTTTCTTCGTTTCTTTGCAGTACGCGCACTTCCCGCACCGCTTCGGCTCGATCTCGTGCTTCTTGATCGCATCGAACCGTTTAATGTAGTGGCTCACCACTTCGCCCGCGCTGTTGATCAACCAGTCGGGGATCTCGACGAGCATCAGATCCGGCGATGCTTCCTTGGTCACCGCGAGGATGTAGAACGGCAGGTTCACACCGTACTGCTGCCTCACCAGTTCTGTGTAGAAGTACGCCTGGATGTCATAGCCCCACGCCCGAATGAAGTCGAGCCGCTCACCGTCTTTGTAGACCGGCGCAAAGTCGCGCATGCACTTCAGATCGACGATGCGGTCACTGCCCAGCACGTCGAGTTTGCCCTTGCACGGCACGCCCTCGATCTCGCCTGTGACGATGACCTGCTTCTCGCCGTCAAGGTACTGCATCGCCACAGGATCACGTTCGATGCGCTCGATCGCTGACTCGCAGACCGAGTAGGTCGCCTTCAGCTCGCCGTCTTTCTTGAAAAGCTCCGGGTGCTTGCCCCGGAACTCTTCCACGTTGCCGGTGAAGTATGCGTCCACGTACTGGCCTTGCACCAGTGCCGTCGATGCTTCCCTCACGTGCTCGCCTTCAGCTTCGGCCAGAGCACACGCTTCGCAGTTAAGGAACGCCTTGAACTGTGACGCGCTCATCTGGCTCTGCTGGTAGTAGTTCTCCTGTGTCAGTTTCATGCCGCTGCCTCCGGATCAAAGTCACGGACGCGGACCGCTTCGGTGATCTCCCCGAACGCCGCGACCTTCTCGGTGTAGAGCTGAATTTTGCGCCCTGCCCAGTCCTCGATGTAGGGCGAGCCGAGTGCCTTCGCAATCGCCTTTAGGTTGGTCGTGTTCAGGATCAGCGGCTTCAGCCCTCCGTCGAGATACGCGACCGCCTTCTCTTCGCGGCCCTGCGCGTTCTGTATCGTCTCCTTGCGGACTTCCTTGATCAGGACGATCATGTCCTTACCCGCTTCGAGATCCCACGAGCCGAAGTAGTTCGTGTTCGTCATTTTCTTCCAGTGCGTCTTGTGCTCTGCCATCAGTCTTCCTCCTTTGCCATAACCCCGCCGTCGATCGTCACTGTGCAGCAGTTCGTCAGGAACAGGCTCACCTCGTCCTCCAGCGTGCTCCACGGAATGAACAGCACCATCTTCTCGCCGTCCTTGCCTGTTACCGTGACGCGGTACTTCTCATATCTGCTTCTAAACGTCATCTTCATCATCTTCATCTCCTTCTACTTCGAAGCCGTCCGGATCATACTCCCATGCCTGATCGCGTTCGCCTTCCCATTGTTTCTCCCAGTAGGTCATTGTTCTGCCTCCTCTTCCAAGAAGTAACGGCAGTAGCCCTTGCCCTCGACGACCTCCGAACGGATCGCGAAGCCTTTGTGCCTCAGATCCCAAATGCGGGCCGACAGTCTCATGCACTGCATCAAGTACATCGCCTCGATCGGTGAGATCCCTGTCTTCGGATGCGTCTGCATGTAACGGAGGATCTGCGCGCACTGGCTCTCGATTTTTGGTGCAGCCATTAGTCCGCCTCCCTTTTGAAGTACGCCTCAAGAGCCGCGAGCACCGCCTCCTTGATGTCGTCTTTTGTGAGAGGCTCTGCAGTCTTGCTCTTTTCTTTGACTTCATAGTTCCTCATGTCTGCCTCAGTCACTTCTTCGCCAGGGAACAGTTCCTCCATTGTCTTGCCGAGTAACTTGCAGATGCCGAGCTTGTACTTTGGATACATCGGCTTCGTTCCTCTTAGTGCTGAGTAAACATCACTTGTCGCTGCGCCTATTGTCTTTGCGATTTTGTACCCTGTGACGTGCTGTCTTTCCATCTCTTCGAGGAGTCTTTCGTATGCCATCTACTCCACCTCCTCAACCTTCGGCTCAATGATCGCCCACACTGTGAGCGCGAACCCCGCGATCTTGAGGATCGCCTCGACGTACGGTGTGCACAGGCCCGCACCCGCGAAGCACATGACAGCGCCCAGGGCGAGCATGATCTTGTTGCTGTATCTGATGATCGTATCCATGGTTAACCCTCCTTCTCTTCGCTATGGCCGAGTGCGATAAAGTAAAGCCCAACCTCTTCATCGAATCTGATGTTGAAGGTCTTGTTGACCCACTTCGCTCTGTATATTTTTTCCGCCTGGTCGGACGGCGTGACCGTCATGTACAGGTTTGTCGTCTTGCTGTTCGAATTTGTTGAAAGCTTATGCATATCAAGGTTTTCTTTTGTGTTGGCTGTTCTGAAGTAAATCCTGCTCGGAAGTGCTTCCACTTTTGACGCCTGTGCATATTTCGCTCCGCCAAATGCCTTTACAGCGTTATTCAAGAAACCGAACCGAATCACAAACCGATCAGAGCCGGACTTGTTAAGAGTGATACGAACATCGTAATTGCGCTGGTTGCTTGTTCTTGCTTTCCTGTTGTCAAAGATTTCGTTGATATTAACCATCTGTATCTCCTTTCAGTAGTGCACGACGTAAACGGCTCTTGTCCTGTCATCGAACGAGTCCATCGGGTCCCAGCCGATATGCAAGTCGATGATCCCCGGAGCGAATCCTCCGCGATCATGCACCTGCACCTCACCGATGCCCTCGATGTAGAGCACCGTGCCGAAGTCGAACTCTTCGGTCGTCGCGCATGTGTAGTACGGCACCGGCTCGTAACCGCCCGCCGTCTGATAGTTTTCTCCACCGCCCTCGTAGAAGGCATAGGCCGTGACGCGGTAGTCGCCGACGTATTCCATCTCGGGCTCTGCCGGTTCTTCGATGACCGGCTCGGCTGGTACGTCCTCGTGGATCTTCGGCACCGGTGCGGATGTCGCTGCCTGTGCCATGATCGCCGATAGCACGACCGCCGTCAGTTTTGCGCGGATCATGTCCGCACCTCCTACTCGCTGTAGGGCTCGATGCCGAGTGCTTCACTGATCAGTCCGACCGTCTTTGCGCTCCGTATCTGCCCGCAGATCACGCCGGTCACGTAACTGTAGCCGCGCTCGATCTGCTTCGCGAGTTGCTTCCTGTTCATCCCCTGGAGGACGAGCTGCTTCTCGACTTCAGCCTGCCATTCTCTGTGCGTCATTCAAAAACCTCCCCTTTTTCGAGCTTCTCGTAGAACCAGTTGCACGCAGGGATGTCTTCGTCTGTGCCGCTCTTCGCTCGCTCGCATGCCCATCTGTGATGGCTTCTGCCGTCGGTGATCGGGTACTTGAACGGGCACTCGCCGCACGTGTAGGTCTCCCCTTTTAGGACGAATCTGTCCTTCGCGTTCTCCGGTTCTTCAAACAGTTCGTCGTAAACCAAAAACGCGCTATTGCCGTTGCCCAGGTTCCACACGATCTCAGGTTTGAACTCCCGAAGCTCTTCACACTTCGCTGTGAGAAGCTCGCCGAGTTCAGCTGCTGATCGTGCATCTAAGCCGACATAGCGCGTTGCTTTTGTACGTTTCATATTAGGCCTCCTTTTCACACGTACTTGCCATAGTAACTCCGCTGTGATAAGATTGCCTAAAGACGTTGGTATTCAATTGTTTGTGGGAACTGGAAATTCTTTACCAGTTCCTTTTTTTATGATTTTAGGAAGTCTTACCACGTACTCAGTATAAGCCCTTCCACGCTACTATGCAAGCACTTTTTATGGTATAATTTCATAAAATTACATTTGCACTAAGAATGGAGGCGATACTATGGCATTTGGCAAGAAAGTAACGAGCGCATCAGGCAAGGTCTCCGTCCCCACCGACGGGCGTGTGCACGCGACCGTGTATCTGATCTCGATGACATCCGTCGGCGAAGCATGGGGACGCGGTAACGCGCTGGACTCTTTTCTGCAGGATCTGCAGGACCAGGGCGCGGAGATCCTGAGCGTGATGCCGTACGTTGCGACCGGCACCGGCAAGGACGTCAAGGCGATCATCACGTTCCGCGCTCCGATAGCATAAACGAAAAATCGCCGATTTAAGACGAGCAAGACCGAGCACGACCACTCGGTCTTTTTCTTTGCTTTCTCTCGTTACAGGCACAAAAAAAGGGCTCCGAAGAGCCCCTTCTTGCCCTGCTGCGGTCGGAGATTGAACCGAGCCGGTTGTACGCATAGAAAAAAGCGGGACGGCTGGGAGTAATGCATAAAAGGTCTGTGTGGCAACTTGGTTAAATGCTGGATGACCGCCCCGCTGTTTTCGCTATTTAGTTGTGAGGTCGTAGACTTTCGTGTCGTCTACTTCCGGAAGGCCCGCGACCGAAGTCAGCAAGGACACGATGCCCGCCAGCACCGATGCAGATCCGACCGCGAACCAGTCGACCTCTGTCACGCCGATCGCGTTGGTGCCGATCAGGGCGACAGCCGTCTGCGCCATAGTCTTGACCATGCGGATCAGCGCGGCCCGCAGCCACTGCTTCCAGTTATATCTGTTCATTATCTCTTCGCCTCCTCCAGGTCATCAATGCGATGGTTTGCGACCTTCATTTTTTCCTCGAACACGTCCGCCTTTGTCTCGAGGGCGTACACTCTCGAGATGACGTTGTTGTGTTTTTCTACTTCCTTGGTGAGCGCCTTGATCTCGGCCGTGATGGATGCCTTCAGCACCTCGAACTCGGTCTCGGCTTTGGCTGCTCTCCGCTTGTCCATGTAGTAGTTGTTGATCAAACAGACGAGGATCGCCGCGCCTGCCGATATAAGTGCTCCTGTCATGCTTGTCGTCCCCCTACCCATTTGCCCGAGCCGTCGAAGGTCTCGATGATGTTGAGGTTCCCCCGGGCCATGTAGCCGTCCTTCTTAAGAAAGTAAGACGCGCCCTTCCATGATACCCAGGTATCGCTGAGCATCTTGCCGTCCTTGCCGAGATAGCACCATTCGCCGTTCGATGCCTTCTGCCATTCGCTGACGGACATCGCACCGTCTGACTTAAGATAGTACCAGTCGCCTTTCCAGTGCAGCCACTTGTGCTCGTACATCTTGCCGTCTTTGCCAAGGAAGTACCACTTGCCCTTGTGCAGTTCCCACTTCTCTTTTACCGGCTCGCCGTCCTTGTAGTAGTACCAGTCCGAGCCTTTCTTCACCCACTCGCCGACAGCGTTACCGCCGTTTGAGGCGAGTTTTTTGATTCCGTAGTATGAACATACCGCCGACGCGACTTTGTCCCATACAGAGTAAATCTGCTTTCCGTAGAGCGTCATATCGTCGCTGTTGTCGATGAAACACGTCTCGATCAGAATATAAGGCACTCCGAGACGAGCGCATAGATTCATGTTCGCAAGGTCTGTCCGCTGTTTCGCGCCTCTGTCGTAGAAGCCACAGGACGCGATCGCCGCGCTGACTTTGCTCGCGAGAGCCTTCATGCTTGTAGGCTTGTAAAGGACTTCGGTGCCGTATGCGCTACCGTTGTAGGAGTTGAAATGCACCTCGACGACCAAGCCAAAGCCGTCAAGATGCACCGCGAGAGAGCCGTTTCTGTTGTCTTGGTAGGCATCCCTTGCGACAGGATACCGAGTCACGCTCACGTCGTAGGCGGCGAGCTTACCCACGAGGATATTAGTAGCAGTCCGTGTCAGGTCTGCTTCTTTGTGACCGCATCCGACCGCACCGCTGTCGCCCGCTCCGTGTCCGCTTATAAGTAATATTTTCATGTGTTGCCTTTCTTTATTGCCATCTGCCTATTGCA